TGTCCGACCCCGGCCACGCGCGATTCAACCGCGATAGCGATAGATCTTTCTCTTGCACAATTTACGTTCTTAACTTTTGCTGATGCGTCCCAAGGAAAACTGGCATACTCCGGGACCACCATATTTGATCAGTCACAGGACGCACTTCTGTATCGTCGTGATTTACTGTACCAAATTGAATATGCAACCGTCGTAATCGCATCGCAGCCTGCAATGCTGTTTGGCGACCTGCTGATAAATTCCGCAAATTTCATGGCCTGAGTATGGAGAATTTATGGACATTTGCTTGATCGTAGTAAAGCCGTTCGGTGGCATGGTTCGCGGAGACATCATCAGCGATCCCGTCCGCGTGGCACAGATCCTTAATAGCGAGTGGGCACACTCAGTAGTGCGCGTTCTGGTCGCGCCCATGGAAGGGAGTTGACCTTCATGCCAATATTTCAGCAAGGCAATCTCAACACTACCGCGCTCGTGGTACCAGACCTCTACGTTCAGATCGTGCCACCGCAAAATCTTGTTTTGAACGGCGTCCCTACTAACGTTCTCGGGGTTGTAGGCAGCGCCCCATGGGGGCCCGTTAATCAGCCTGTGATCGTAGCGACCATGGCAGACTACGCCGGCAGTTTTGGCCCCATCATAGCCCGACAATATGACATGGGAACGCAGGTCGCGACAGCAGTGCAGCAAGGCGCGCAGAACTTTCGGTGTGTTCGAGTCACAGACGGCACCGACACAGCCGCGCAGGTGACCGTCCCCAATACGACCTTTATATTCACCGGGTTGTATACTGGGTCCCTGGGCAATCAGGTGACATTGGCTCTGAATCCTGGTTCGCAAGCAAATACTTGGCGCCTGACAGTTGTATTGCCCGGACTTCAGCCCGAAGTGTACGACAATCTAGCTGGAGCAGGGGCAACATTCTGGACGAACCTCGCGAACGCCGTGAATCAGGGGCAAGGTCCGCAGCGTGGCTCGTCGCAACTCGTGATTGCAAGCACAGGCGGAACCATCGCGCCGCCGGCTCCATTCGCCATCACCCTAGGAGGTACTACCGCCGGCTCCGATGGGGCCGCCGACGTCGCCGCAAGCTCGCTGGTCGGCTCCGACATACCACCTAGGGCAGGCATGTACGCGTTGCGGGGTCAGGGTTGCGGCATCGCTCTGCTGGCCGATTCGGACGACGCGACACAGTGGCTCACCCAGGCTGCATTCGGTTTGCAGGAAGGTGTCTATATGATTTTGACCGGGCCACCCGGTGATACCATTCAAAACGCTATCAGTGTCAAAGCTCAGGCTGGCCTGGACAGTTACGCGGCCAAGCTCATGTTCGGCGATTGGCTATGGTGGGCCGATCAGGTTAATAACGTAGTTCGGCTTGTCTCGCCGCAGGGCTTTGCCGCGGGTCGACTGGCAAACCTCTCGCCTGAGCAGTCTAGCCTCAACAAGCAACTTTACAGCGTAATCGGTAGTCAGAAATCGGGCACTCCCGGATCAGGTCAGACAACGTCATATTCTGCCGCAGATCTGGCGGTTCTTATTGGAGCCGGCATCGATGTAATCACCAACCCGCAACCAGGCGGTGCATATTGGGGGGTACGTGCCGGCCATAATTCATCGTCGAATCTAGCCATCAATGGCGACAATTACACGCGTCTAACCAACTACATTGCCGAGACCCTCGCCGCTGGAATGGGCCAGTTTGTCGGGCAGCTTATAAATACAACCCTGTTTCAGCAGATCCGCGCGACGCAATTGGCTTTTCTACAAAACATGTTCAACGAAGGGATTTTAGGCAGCACTGACGGGACGCTCCCATTCAGCGTAATTTGTGACAATTCGAATAATCCGACCAGTCGTACCGGACTCGGATATGTTCAGTCCGACGCTCAGGTTCAGTATCAGTCAATCAATGAGAAATTCATTGTCAACATCGAGGGGGGGCAAACTGTCGTGGTGTCTGTTCAGACACTCCCCAGTGGACAACCGACATAAGGAGGACCCTACGTGGCGCTTACCAATTTTTCTGTTGGTCGAGACACTCAATTGGTGGTGCTCGGTCCAGCAGGGCGGGTCGATCTCACGTATGTGACGGCATTTGAGGCACACCAGTTGACGCACTCGGTGCGCGTGGATCGGCTTGACGGCACTCAAATGGGGGCCGAACTTCCCAAGGGCTGGGAAGGGACCTTCGAGATCGAACGCGGCGATTCCGCCGTTGATGATTTTATCGCAGCGGCGGAAACCGCATTTTATAATGGTGGCGTGGTGCCTGCTGGCACGATGTATCAATATGTTGCCGAGACGGACGGATCTACCTCGACTTATCTGTATGATGGCGTGACATTCAAGCTTGCCAGTGCCGGTCAATGGAAGGGCGACAGTGGTGTTCGACAAAAGCTGGAGTTCTTCGCCACTCGCAGGATGCGGATTTGATGGGCCCCTCAGCCACAATTGTTGCCGGCGCCACCGCCGCTCCCACTGTAATTGATGGTTCTGGGCGTCGATTGACGCTTCGCCGTATGACCTCTCTGGACAAGCTCCGCTTGTTCAAGGCAGCAGGGCCGAGCCTCGCGCAGAACCAGCCATGGCTTGGTATGGCGGTATTGGCGTGTTCCGTCGCCGAAATCGACAATGTGCCGGTTCCACCACCAGTCAATGAACAGCAGATCGAGTCGATGGTCGCGCGATTGGGGGATTTGGGGATCTCCGCTGTTGCCGAGGCTATCAACGAGCAATTTGAACCGACTCCAGCCGAGGTGGTAGCCACCGCGGGAAACTGAGTAGGCACCCCGATCTGATTGATTGTCTGTTCCTGATACGGAACGGGGTGCCTTTTGATGTCGCGTTTAGTCTGCCTCCCGACGAGAGACTCGCTTGGATCGTCGCGTTCGGAACGATCGATGGGCGCGAATTCGATTGGCATACTCTAAGCTGGAGGGGATGATTTGATCATTATTAAGGGTTTACGATCGATAGCGCAACGCCTTGATCGTACTAATATCGAAGATAAACTCATAGACGCCCTCCAAGCGGCGACGCACAGCATGGAAGCAGGCGTCAATGCGGCGGCGATGGCGTTCCGGACCGGTGGAGAGTCAGAAAGCCAACTAGCGCGCGAGCCGATGATCTCGTCTGTCACGCCACGAGACAGCAATGGTTTGAGAGCATCTGTTCATGTAAGAGATGCGATGTTGATGGCAAAAGAATTCGGAAGTCCTGGCGCCGCGCCCCGTCCAATTCTAAGTGCCGTAGCCAGGCAGTCTGGGCGGTCCACTGCGGAGGACATCGGACGGATATTCGTCCAATGCCTGTCAAGGAACGGGAATGATTGACGCCTATACTATCGGTATAACTCTTGCTCTGGATAATGGTGTATCTGCGGGGTTGACAACGATACGCAATGACCTCGTGATTCTGAATAAGGTCGTTGATGGGAGTACTACGCGTCTAAAGCAGCTGACACAGGTTGCAGGTTGCTTACAGCTCCGGCCCTTTGGACCCGAGTTGGCGGCAAAAGGGAGAGATTCCTCTCCGCGCGAGGTCAACGTTCAAACGATATCCGTCCCCTCAAATCCACCGTCGACGAACGGGGCCGTGCCTACCTGGAGCCAGCTGAACCTGCCAAGGCTAACCAAGACTTACGAGGATGTGCTTCTTGGACCGGCCTCGCAGCCGAATACAAACCGTGAGTCGCTCGCGGTTAGTTCGGGGCCAATTACCTCATCGAGCTCGGTGCTGGACAGCCCCAATAGTCGACCGCACGTAGAGTTGCAGGCCGGCGAACGAACTCTAGCCTCAAATACCGAGTTAGAAAGCTATCGGGCGCGTGCTTCACTTCCTATACAATCGACAGCAGCACCCGTACAACCGACAGCAGTATTTGCGGATGCATCGAGGGATCGATCGTCCTTGAGTCCGATGGCGGCCGCTGTGGATCGGCCCGTATCGATAAATACCAGTCCGCCTCGCACGTCAACGGACGCGTTGAGGACGCAGGTGTCGCCGCCTAGGAACTACGCCCCTTCGCACCTCTCGACACAGCGTCCCGCCGACCGGCACCCTGGTGTCTCGGCGATCGCTCGGTCCGTTCCTGGTGATACAACATCAAGGACACAGCCGATAGGTGCCGGGGCGGCTCTACCATCAGCAGTTCCTCCTCCGACCGGACCACAGTCGACGACGGTGCACGGAGATGTTTATCTCGACGGATCGCGTCTGGGCCGGTGGATGACAGATAGTCTTGTCCGCGCAGCCGAACTGCCGCGCTCAGCGACGACCGGATTCGACCCGAGGCTAACTGCGACCTGGCCTGGGGCAGCGGTTAGCACTTGATCAGAGAAGCATCGACATGTCAGAGGTTGCGTTACTCCTTGGCCCTATAGCTTTTCAAGCTTTTGAGATCCCGTCGAGCATCAACATTGGTGGAGCGCAACGTCTAGCGGTTCATCGACTGCCCGGCGGAATTCGGGTGATCGATTCGCTTGGGCGAGACGATTCGGATATCGTATTCTCCGGCACATTCTCCGGTGCCGATGCGACCATGCGTGCACGCCTGATCGATGAGATGCGGGCTTCGGGACTTCCCATGCCACTCACCTGGGATATGTTTTTTTACTCGGTTATCATCAAGGATTTCAGGGCAGATTATCGATCGAGCTGGTGGGTTCCATATCGCCTGACTTGTGCAGTGGTGTGCGACGAGGCGAGCAGCGCCGTCACTTCGATAGTTTCATTAGCAGCTTCCGCATTGTCTGATGTCACTACCGCGCTAGGATTTGCGGCCTCTGCTGGGGTTGACCTGACATCCGCGCAAGATGCAGTCGCTGCCCCAAGCGCTGCGGTCAAGGCAACGGCATCGTACTCCTCAGCATTGAATGCCCTAGCTGGCGCCGGCAAGCTTATTGGAGCCAATATTACTGCCGCTGAGTCAGCGCTAGGCGCGACCACCTGGGCGACCGCAAATCAACCACCATCAACCGCCTATATCCTAAGTGACCTCGTTTACGTGACACAGCAAATGAGTTCATTGAGCATCGCCCAATCCTATCTTGGGCGCGCGAGTCTCAATCTTGCCAATGCGAGCACCTAGAGATGAAGTCGATGACGGTGACTGGAGGAAATTTGTACCAAGTAGCTGCCAGCGAACTTGGCGACGCAACGCAGTGGATACGGATCGCCATACTGAATGGCATTTCTGATCCAATGTTGTCCGGCATCCAAACCTTGTCGATTCCCGATGTCGACCAGCAGGCCGGAGGCGGTATTGCTCCCCAGTGACCCACAGACCTATCAGCGCTCGCCGACTGCGAGTGTCCTGGCAAACGGTGAGGTACTTCCCGGGCTAATTGACGTCGAAGTTATTAGCAACAATCACTTCTCAGCTGACCGGTTTTCCGCATCGTTCGCCTTAAACGCCGACGTTGCCATCGGTGGCAACTTTTGGTCATCTGCGTTGGATATATCAATAGAGGTCATGTTCAGTGTCAATGCGACATCATTCGCCAGTTTTATAACCGGCACGGTCGATACCGTTTCGATAAACGTGATAAAAGGATTAGTAAGTGTTTCAGGTCGCGACTTATCCGCGCAATTGCTAGAAACTAAGATTGAGGAAACATTCTCCAATTACACATCGAGTGAAATTGCCTCCCTGCTGGCGACCCGACATGGCCTAATTCCAAATATCGCACAAACCACAACGGTGGTCGGGAGGTACTACCAAGACGAACACGACCGTATCACACTTGGGCAATTCAGCCGGACAACGACCGAATGGGATTTGTTGGTCTTCTTGGCCTTACAGGAAGGTTTCGACCTTTCCGTGACCGGGACAACCCTCAATTTTGGCCCCGCAAATAGTACGACGCAAGCTCCTTACCCGATTTCGCCGGCCGATTGCATCGATATGAAGCTTGGGCGATGTCTAACCCTAGCGCAAGGCATCGGCGTCACTGTCAAGAGCTGGAATTCTCGCCGGAGAAGCGCCTTCGCCCAGACGGTAACCGGAACGTGCAACACGGATACCGCTTCCACTGGTACTAACGGCGGGGGGGCCAGGTCTCAGCAATTCGTTTTTATGCGGCCTAACCTGACCGAGGACCAGGCCCTGAACTTCGCCCATAGCAAGTTAAATGACCTCGCGATGCACGAACGGACCGTGGAATTCACGCTACCTGGTGACCTCTCATTGACGCCAAACCGTCAGTTGGTTCTGGTCGGTACCGGAACGGAATTCGATCAAGCCTATCGTATTGATGTTGTTGAGAGTCGCCTCAACTTGAACGAAGGCTTTACACAGCGGGTCAGAGCGAAGAGCAGCAGCCCTCGAACAATCTCAACCGGCGCGCCAAGCGCTGTAAACGCGATCGCGAATTAAGGCATGGAACGACTTCTCAACGTCCTCAAGGCACACGCCGAGGCTTTGGACTGTGGTGAGGGGCAACCCCGATTTGGTGTAGTAGCCTCCGTAGACACTAACTCCGCGTGTGCACGCGTAACATTGCAACCGGAGGCCGTCCTAAGTGGGTGGTTGCCTGTCTTATCTCCCTGGGTGGGGGCCGGTTGGGGCTGCGTTTCTCCACTCTCGCCGGGCGATCAGGTCATGGTCTTGGCGCAAGAGGGCAACGCCGATCATGGGGTGATCATTGGCGCCGCGTTTAGCGCGGTGCAGCCGCCTCCCGCCACCCCTGTGGGCGAGTTTTGGCTGGTGCACAGCTCGGGCAGCTTCATCAAGTTACAAAATGATGGCACAGTTCGAGTAAATGGCGATATTCATGTGATCGGCGACGTCTACGATAGTCATGGAAGCCTGTCGCAACTTCGTGCTCACTACGATGAGCACACACACATAGATTCGCGCGGCGGCACGACCTCTATTCCCGACCTCCAGGACTAACTCACATGACCGATCTTTTCCATGTTTGGGATTCGGACCTGAATGTCGGAGCAACCGGTGATCTTGCAATCATATCGGGGTCGATCTTAGGGCAGCAGAGAGTGCTGCGCCGGTTGCTCACTAATCCGGGAGATTATATTTGGCACACTGGGTATGGGGCCGGATTGGCTACTTTCGTTGGAACCCTGACTAACGAAACCCAAATCAAGGCCACGATACGAAGCCAGATATTTCAAGAGGCGGCCGTTGCACGAATCCCAGAGCCAGTTATAGACATACAGATATCACCGGCAAACGCATTGTCAACAATCTACGTGAATATCCGATATACAGATTCATCGAGCGGCGAGACGCAGATGCTAACATTCTCGGTAGGCAGCTAGTTATGCAGCTGTCGCTTCAGACATTCACTACCCTGGTGCAGAACATGGCCGCCGCTGTCCAGGCCTCTGCAACCCAGTTGCTGGACCTGACTGTCGGCTCCACGTTACGAGCGGTTCTCGAGGCGAACGCATCTGTCGCGCTTTGGATGCAGTGGTTGATCCTGCAGGTCTTACAGATGACCAGAGCGGCCACCAGTGTCGGATCGGACCTCGACAGCTGGATGGCGGATATGTCACTGGGGCGCCTTCCAGCGGTGGCAGCAGTGGGTTCGGTTACGTTCTCGCGCTATACCGCGACTGCATCATCACTCGTTCAGGTTGGGGCGTTGGTCCGAACGGGGGATGGTACATTAACGTTCACCGTGACGACTGACGTCACAAATTCAGTTTGGAATGCTGAGCTTGATGGATACACCATCGGGCCGGGTGTGAGCTCACTGACGGTTCCAATCGTGGCACAGGTGCCTGGCAGTGCGGGAAATGTCTTGGCGAACAGCATTTCACTGATAGCCACTGCGATGCCGGGTATCGACCTGGTCACCAATCCGGCGGCGACCCAGAACGGGCTCGATGCGGAATCTGACGTCGCCTTCCGGGCCAGGTTTCAAAACTATCTTCAGAGTCGCTCCCGCGCCACAATCAGTGCAATCGGGTATGCCATCATGAGCATACAACAGGGCCTTGATTTTCTGATTTCAGAGAATGTGGATACAAGCGGTGCGAATAGGATAGGAAGTTTTGTGGTCACGGTCGACGATGGCTCAGGCTATCCACCACCTTCTCTTCTGTCGACCGTCTTCGCCAGCATTGATGCTGTCCGACCTATCGGCTCGATTTTTGCTGTGCAGCCACCAACCGTGATCCAAGCCAACATCTCGCTAACAATTTCGGTTGCCCCCGGGGTTACGGTCGCGGCCGTCGTCACCGCGGTAACGGCGGCCGTTACGGACTACGTGAATTCGCTGTCCATTAATGAGGCATTACCACTTACCCGCCTCGCCCAAGTGACCTATGACGCCAGCAGGGCAGTCACCAACGTTACACTTCTCCGGGTGAACGGAGGCACGATAGATCTCGCGTCGGAAGGCGGGAGTGTTATCAAAGCCGGCACCGTGACGGTAAGCTGATATGATAGGTGATCAAACCGACTTCCAAAGCCGACTGCTCGCCGTCCTGCCTGCGCGCTGGTTCCCCGACACAGTCCCAATATTGGATACGCTGCTCAGCGGCCTTGCGGCGACATGGTCTACGATCTACGGCATGTTGCAGTACGTACGATTACAAGCACGAATAAGCAGCGCGAGCGATGTATGGCTGGACCTGGTGGCGTGGGATTATTTCGGCTGGCAGCTTCAACGGCGGCCGAGTGAGAGTGATGATGCCCTACGTGACCGTATCATGCTGGAGATGTTTTGTGAACGCGTGACGCGTGCGGCGGTCCAATCCGCGGTGACGAGGCTTACCGGGCGTGTCCCCTTGATATTTGAGCCGGCCCAGACATGCGACACCGGAGGCTATGCGACGTTCGAGGGCGGCGGCGGCGGCGTCGGGTACAATACGGCGGGCGGGTGGGGTAGTCTTGAGTTGCCATTCCAGTGTTTCATCACGGCCTACCGACCAAACAGCGGGGGGGTGGGACAAGTAGCGGGGTGGGGCAATTCGTCAGGATGTTACGGTGGCGGCGTAATCGAGTATGCGTCCTTCGCTATGGTTGAATCTCAGATTACCGATACAGACATCTATGCGGCTATCACGAGCGTCCTTCCGGCCGCATCTGTAGGTTGGACAGCTATTATCGACTAAGTCATTCGCAGAGGGTCTCATGGACAGAAATATCGTCTACCCAGGAAGTATTCCTCTTGATACAGACCTGTTGTCACTAAATCGGAATGCTATGGTTGGTCTTGGTTACCTGGCGCAGGCAGTACTAGGCCAGGGGATCATAGCTGATGGCCTTGCGTGCAGTCCCACCGCTCCTGCATCACTGACCGTGACGGTGGGGCCGGGATCGCTCACTCAGCTCACGGTGGTTGATACGTTACCCTACGGTTCCCTTCCGGCTGACGTTACGGACCCACTGGTGAAAACTGGCATTAATATCGGCTCTACCGGGTTTACGCTAAACCCGCCTACGACAACGGGGCAATCGACAAACTACCTGTTGCAGGCCTCGTTTCTCGAGAGTGATGTGAGCCCCCTTGTGTTGCCGTATTACAATGCAGCAAATCCGGCACAGCCCTTTAGCGGCCCTTCAAACTCTGGCATCCCTCAGAACACACAGCGCATACAACGAGTTCAGTTGGAACTGAAGGCAGGCGCGCCAGCTCTCACCGGTCAACAACAGACGCCGCCGATCGATGCGGGATGGGTTGGCTTGTACGTGATCGGCGTCAGCTATGGCCAAAGTCAGATCCTGGCTCCGGACATAGCGGTATCCCCGGGGGCGCCGTTTCTATCCTGGAAGCTTCCACAATTGAGGCCGGGCTTTGCTTCCGGGGTGCAGACATTCACGACATCGGGCAGCTTCACTGCGCCGACAGGCGTGACGCAGGTTGAAGTTGAGCTCTGGGGTGGTGGCTCTGGTTCGTTTGCCTCGATTGGCAGCCTACCGAGCGGGGGCGGAGCTGGTGGCGGATATGCGCGGAAGCGGGTGGTTAGTATCGTGCCAGGCCAGACAATTTCGGTGGCTGTCGGCTTGGGCGGCGGAGGAGGAACCGCGGCAGGTGCCGGTGCAGCGCCAGGTGGCGCCTCCAGCTTTGGCAGCTACGTGAGTGCCACTGGAGGCAGTCTAAATGCGTTTGCGACGTTCACGAGTCCAGGCAACGGGGCGACGCCAGGTGGGATCGGTGTAAACGGCGACGTTAACATCGCGGGTTCGTCCGGACAGGCCGGTATTCAAAACCAAGGGGGCATGGGCGGGGCGGCCCCGATGGGCGGAACGCAGAACAGCGGCACTACTGGTGCGCCCGGCAACTTTCCCGGCGGAGGGGCGGCGGGTGCCGGCACCGGCGCAAACAGCGCGACATCCTATAACGGGGCGGCCGGCTCATCGGGCTTGGTGGTAGTCAGATGGTAGTCAACCGGCGATCATTTGTGGAGCATCAATTTCCGCGCAGGACACATCTTACGGCTTGACACATTAGAACCGCCGCTGTCCCACACAGGCCGGAGTTTCCCCGCGTGAGAGCGCGTTACCACATCCCGGGTAAGTGCTAGGAGAGTAAAATGCCGACCCCCGCAACCCACGTTTGGAAGCCAAGCTCCGCGCGCTCTATCACGATAGACAGTTTCATTCCGGTCCCTCGCGGGACGAGCGCTGTCGCACCGGCATATATGAGTTGGCCGACCAAGGATCCAGGAGATACTCTTGACTATGAAGTGGACATATCCCCGGCCTTGGTCGGGAATGATGGAGATTCGATTGCTACACTTGATGTCTCTGTTACGCCAAATAATCCTGGGGACCTGACCGTCAGCAGCACGACTGCTGATGGTACGCGTTGCGTGTTTTGGCTTACGGCCGGGCAGACTGGAATCACGTATACCGTCACTATCGTCGTAGGCACGGCAAATGGGCGTACAATACAACGGACCGTGCTTCTTCCGGTACTGTACTTGTCGGTTCCTTACGTGCCGACGGCCGCACTGGATACCGCGGCAGGGGCGGTAGTAACGGATCAGAATGGGAACCCCATTCTGATTTAAACGCGAATTCTGGGCGTCCGATTTGAATGGGCCGCCTTGTTGGGCGACCGCGTCTCAAGATTGGGGCCGCACTGATTTGTCTCCGACGACAATACGATTTGGAGTTGCGCTTACTTATGCCAACAATTAACCAGCTTGCACCAGCAACCGCAGCATCTGATACAGACGAGTTTGTGGTTAGCCAGAGCGGGATTGCTCGCTCGATCACGCGTGCTCAGGTGCTGGCTGGCGTGCAGGCACAACTGTCTGTCGCCAGCGGCACGCTTCTTGGCGGCCCGGCCACCGGCATTGGGAGCCCGCAACAGGTATCCATCGGCGCGAATCTTAGTCTTGTATCGGGAACGCTGAATGCCCTAGCGAGCTCCTATGTGGTGTCTAGCTTACCCGCCGGGAATGTTCCGGCGACGTCAGATAGCGTGCCTATTGGCCAAGCTGGCACGAATGTAGCGGTTACGTATGCGCAATTTTTGAATGGCCTATCTGCCGTCGCTGGCATCAATGGCTCACAGCTTCTAGTGACGGCTACCGGAAGTACTGCACAGCAGCGATTGGCCGACTTCGCAGCAAACACGCTGCCGAAGGCCGGTGGGACGCTCACCGGACCACTCAATTTAGCGGGTGATCCATCGGTAGCTCTTCAGGCGGCCACCAAAGAGTATGTAGATACCCGCTTGTTTCGATCTGGCGACACGTTGACCGGCCCACTGAATCTAGTCGGCAATCCATCTGCGGCTCTCCAAGCAGCGCCCAAACAATACGTGGACAGTCAGCTCGCGACGGCTCTCCCGCTGACTGGCGGCACGCTTACCGGCGCAGTGTCATTGCCCGGGAACCCATCCGGTGCGTTGCAGATTGTGCCAAAGCAATATGTGGATGCCCAGGTTGCGGCAACGCTCCCATTATCCGGTGGGACGCTGACCGGCTCCCTCAGTTTAGCGGGCTCTCCGAGCTCCGCCTTGCAGGCCACTCCCAAGCAGTATGTAGACGCTCAGGTAGCCACCACATTGCCGCTGTCCGGTGGCACACTGTCCGGTGCGTTGACCCTCGCCAGCGCACCCACAAGCAGCCTTCAGGCCGCCACCAAGTCCTATGTCGACTTACGAGTACTGAAGTCCGGTGATATGATGACCGGTCCTCTGACATTGACTCAGTCCTACACAGGTTCCGCTGCCCCCGGACTGTTGGCGGCGGGACGGGCTCAGAGTGTTGTCGGCGACGCGCCGGTGACAAGCTCCGCCATGACACTCGCATTTGCCGGCGGAGCCGGATCGTCGAATACCAACACACTCCTGACCACCAATATCGGCAGCTCACTCGATTCCAAAGGCAACGCGGTTGATGGACCGGGCACCGAAGTCTATTCATTGGTCAGTTACCTGAACTCGACTGCTTTGCGACCACTCGGTGTATCTCCGGTCGCTGCCCAACATGTCTCCATACAGTCGGCGCCTACGCGAAATCTCCCGCCGGGCGGCGTACCGGCCGGACGGCAAATGGCGGAGCTTTGGGCACTTTGGCTACCTACCGTCGACAACACGAACCTGCCGTCGTCGATCGCAAATGCCATCACCGGTAATGAAATCGATCTGATTGCAAATAATGTCGACGACGCCAATGGCCGGTTTGGCATGCAACTTGTCCTGACAGAGGCGAAGGCAGTATCCTTGGGCGGATATCCCTTAGAATGGGCTTACGGCATCACGACCACGACGAGCGCCACATCGCAATTTAAATGGATGGCAAATCTACAAGGCAATTACTCAATCGCCGTGATAGACACCCGTAACGCTTTCCCGAACGGCACGGCCGGACCGCCCCCAAAACTCATCACGGGTTTGACGAGTCCAGCGACGACCATTCACGTGAGCAACGTCTTACCCTTCACGTCAGCGGGTGTCTACGGGCAGCCAGTCTCAACGACCAACACCACCCCGATTAAAATCGGATCAAATACATACACGCAGACCGGATATACTTTTGATGGTCCCGGACTTCAGTCGGGGATCGTCACGGTTTCGACAGCGGTCTCTATCGCAGACGGTACGATCGGCAACCTTGTCACTAACACCAGTAGGACGATATGGCTGGCCACTGGACAGCAGATTGCCTTCGACTATGGCGGTTCGATAAGCGTCTTCTACGATGGTACGATTAGCGCACTTCATGTCACGAGCGCGCTCACCGCTGACGGTGGCCTGATCATTGATCACACCAGCGGCACCAGTTTGTTTTGGGATAGCACCGCCCTCGGTACCTCGGGGGGAGCACACTTGCAGGGGAATTTGCTGGTCACAGGCACGATTTACACCTGGAGCAATCTAACCGTCGGTGGCTCGACATACCTTGCTGGCGTTGTCAATCTTGGTGGACCGGTGTCGGTTTCTAGCACGAGCACGTTTCAAGGCGCCGTCTCGATGAACGGAGGTCTCACTGTCGCTGCCGGGCCGCTAGTGGCCAAAGGTGGCGCGTCGGTAACCGGAGGCTTGTCGGTAGGAGGGGGTACGATTGGCCTTCCGACATACACCGTCGCGACTCTACCGCCGGCCAGCGTCGGAGCCTTGGCATATGCGTCCAATGGTCGAAAAACCGGCGAAGCGGCAGGCGCTGGCACCGGTGTTCTGGCGATAGGTGGTGTTAGCGGCCAATGGACATCCGCAATGAGCGGGACAGCGATCCTCACATAGCCGACTAGAATAGACTCGCTGCGGCAACTGTCCTAAGAGGCGATTTTATGCCGACAATTGGTCAACTACCATCACTTGACGCAGGGGACGCCGCGGACGAGATCCCAATTAGCCACGGTGGCGTAACGCAGTCGATTAGTGTTGGATCTCTACTTTCTGGTGTGCAACCCGCCATCCAGGCTCCCACCGGTACGTTGCTAGGTCGAGAAAGCCTCGGACCGGGGGGTCCCGAGACAATCAATGTCGGTGTCGGGCTTGACCTACAGGCCAGCATCCTAACCGCCACGGGCGCGGATCATGCCAATTTCCCGAGCCAGCTTGTCCTCGTGCCCACTGATCAAGCCGTGCTGAGTTCCAGTGGCTCACCTATGCTGGTCGAGCTCTCGCTACTGCGTGGACTATTCGCTGCCGGAAGCAATATTGCTATTGATTCGGCAGGGACTATCTCTGCAATGGTAGACACGGTGTCAGGAGGGACGAACACTGCCACCTACAACATCGCGGCGTTGCCTGTGGCAACGGCAATTTCCGCGACTGATCTTGTCGGAATAAGTCGAAACGGTACCGCTGATGCAATTACGTATCAGAATTTCCTTAATGGACTGACCATTGATGAGGCACAACAAGCGACCGCCACATCGGACAGTGACACGACCTGGGTCGCTCAGGGCGGTGAAACAATGGTCTGCCAAACGTTCAGCGCGATCTGGTCATGGTTCGCGTCCAAATTGCCGACTTATAAATGTCCTGTCATAGAAATCACCACGGACACCACCCTCGATGAGACCGTACACAATGCGCGGATATTGGTGTGCAGTCAGCCGGTGACGTTGACGCCAATTTTCTCGAACATGGGTTCTGGATTCGGGTGCAGTGTCATCAATCTAAGCAACGCTAATGTTACCCTCGGCGCCGGCATCGTAAGTTCGTCGGGCGAGCCGATTTTGCCTGTAGGTTTATCCTGCGTGATGCAGGGTGTGACATATTCGGGTGGCAGTGTCATCTACGCGTCAATCTCGGGAGGTCTTACGCAGAGCAATCAAACGGCCCCAGGTGGCGTAAGCGGGCTCGCTGTTACCAACGTATCAAGCACACAAGTCTCTTTGAGTTGGCTAGCCCCCTCCTCTGGTGGCGCCGTGACAGATTACACTCTGCAGTACCAGGTGAGTGGCGGCACTTCCTGGATAATCGCCAGTCCTGCTGTCATAGGGACGAGTCACAGCGTCTCTAATCTCCAACCATCCACCACTTATGTCTTTGCGGTCTGTGCGACAAATCCTGCCGGGTCTGGGCCGTTGTCCAGCCCCGTCACCGGAGCCACCATCGCCAGCGGTGTTATACCGGGTCAGATCACCAGACTTTCCGCAAGCGCGCCCACAGACACAAGCCTGACACTCGCGTGGTCGCCACCCAGTGTTGGCACAATTCCAATCAGCTATGCGATCCAATATCGGGTGACTGGTACAACGACATGGATCACCTATGCATCCGGCATTTTGCTCACATCGACAAGCGTGACGGGACTGTCGGCAAGCACCAACTACGACTTTGAGGTATCCGCCTCGAATGCCTTAGGGGCGTCCCCCCAGTCAGCGGTCGTATCACAAAGTACTATAGCAAATGGAGCGGCGGTGACCGCCGTTACCTGGAACGTCGCGCCGACTGGCAGCTACACGCATGGCAGCGGCTCGATCGGCGTCAATGCACATATCACACCGGCAAGTGCACCGGTTCAGTTCGGATTTTCGGCATCTTTGACTGTCCCGCCGGTCACCTGGACCGCTGCTATTCTTGTCAATACCGACCTGTGGGCCGCTTACGTCAATACACCAACCACGGCCGGGACATGGTATGCGTGGGTTGAGGGTGCCGATGGCAGCTTTCCAACTGTTTGCCCTGCGTCGTTCACGGTAATTTAGAATGAGCGTTGCCTTTGTTGGACCGGGTACTCCTATGAGGATAGGAGGCGGCCACGTGGCGCTTTGGACCGCCCTGCGCGCATCGCTTACCGGGACCGGCACGGGGACCAGTGGCCCGTCGCCCGCCACCATTGGTAATGTCGAGGGTTGGTGGGATGCGAGCTCGGTCGATGGCTTCTCTGATGCCACCGGCAATCCGATCATGGGCTGGAACTCACCCATAGGCAGCCTACTAAATCGGGTCGCCGGTGGTTGTGCACTGACACCCTACGCCTTTGGAGGCTCGGCCGCCCTGCCGGTGGCGACCCCTAGGCTCAACGGCCAACTGGGCGGCGTTGGTCTGGTCGTCGGGGGTTCAAGCACACTGGCACCTGCACTCTCTCCTGATCTCGGATTCGGGGCGCCAGCCTTACATTACGGTTCGGACGAGAGCTGGTGTTGGTATGTAGTTTGGTCGCGCCCGAATTGGCGGCAGAATTCCGGACGCGATGCCAATCCGATAACGCTGATAACGTTTGGATCGCTACCGATATTGCAGGTAGATTGTTCCGGTTGTGCATCACGCCTCATTCTGTTTCCCGGTTGTAGCCAGACCGTCTTGTCGTCGTCGCTTGAACGGCGCCACACTCACTCGATTATCCTCCGCTACAACGTCGGCGGCGGGGTGGATGTATGGCTGGATGCAACGCAGGTCGCGACTGCAGCTACCATCCCATCGGGGTTTGTGGGAGGCTCTGTCGTGCTGCTGCACGACACCACGATCCTCGGCGGTGCGCAGTGCTGGTTGCATGAGGCTGCCGTTTGGACTGAGGTAATTACAGATACGGATGTGTCAAGCTTGTTGAGCTACGCGAGCCGGTGGATACGGGGTAAGCGGGCCGGGATAATGCTGCTGGTTAACGGACAATCCAATGCGATCAACTACTGTTTGAATGACAGCGCAGCGGCTCTCCTGGTTCAAGGCATTGCTTGGTATCTCGGCGCACTTGCCTACAATGCTTTGGCCACAACTGGCAGTCCAAGCACCTATACCATGGAAAGCGGACACGGCATTTACTCGGCGGTCAACGGATCCTATCCGGGGAGCTTTGTCAATGATCCCGGCAACGGCTCCTCTCCAACAGGATGGCAATTAGGTACGGACGGCGACGCAGATGCCTCAGTCGTGGCGGCTCTGCCAATCGAGGATCAAGATGACATCTGTGCTTTATTATGGCCATGGAGTGAGACGGATAGCCTCCGATCGTATTCGGAAAAGGCGACCTTCATGGCCGCGGCAGAGCGCTTCCTGTTGCTCGCGCGGGGGATGGTGTCTCAGTCGGCCAGCGCCCTGCCGTTGGTTTGGTGGAACGCAATTCCCTATGGCGGCAATGACGGCATGCAAATGCACCGAGAGGTCGTCGCGGCGATGTCGGAGGATCCGACTCAAAATGTTGTCATCGGCAACCCGCAGACGACCGACAGCAATCCGCGTAACAGTTCATGGGATCCCACTACCGGAATTGCCACAGGTGGCGATTCTGCGCATCGCGACGCACTCGACAACCAGCGGTTTGCCCGCTTGGCTGCTCCGATCGCGGCGCGTGCTATCATTGCTGCGGGACGAGGCGATGTATTCGCCTCGATTCCCGATGGAATACCCAAGGTGGGCGGACCGACAATCGTACATGCGTATCGACAGAGCGCAGCTTCGGTCGTTCTCACGATTGAGCATGATGCCGGAACAGACCTGGTCGTTCCGCTTCAGGCGACAACCGGAATTGGGTTTGTCGTGATGGATGGTGGCACTGTCCAGAATCCGGGGCCAATTGTGACAGCGATATCTTGTGCACGGCTCGACACCACTCATCTGCTCGTAACACTGAGCCAACCTCTCACCAATCCGAGTAGTTCCTGCAATCTCTTCTATCCGTATGGGAACACCACCATAGGGCGGGGAAACGCCATAACTGACAACCTGGCAAGCCTTTCCGCACCCGTCGGATGGAACATCTCCGCCGACCTCGGCAGTTCCTGGGCCCTCGATTTCCCGCTTGCCGCGACATGGACTCCGATCTCGCTGAGCGATACACCGAGCTAGGCGTGCAGGCTGCACACAAAGTCTTAGCCGCGGTATGCTAAGGTCATTCAGCCGCCAGGTCGGAGGGCTTCGCGTTACGGGCAGCAGATAGTGCAGCGGCAACGTCGGCAACCACCGGGTCCCACACGCCGGGCTGTGATTGGCGAAACAGGCGAGCGGTCGGATACCATGGGGTATTATTGCGATCGACAAGCCAGCGCCAGTCGCTGGCCTTGGAC